TTATTTGCTGTGGTATTATCGTCTAAAGCATACGCACCTATAGCGACATTACTGCTACCTGTTGTATTGTCTTGGAAAGCTCTAAAGCCACTAGCAGTATTGTTTCCTCCTGTTGTATTACTATAGGCAGCATATGTTCCAGATACTGTGTTAGCTGCTCCTGTAGTGTTGGATGTTAAAGCACCTGTACCAATAGCTACATTATTATCACCTGAAGTAAGTGCTGCAAAGACATCTACACCTAAACCTGTATTATAGTTAGCAGCATCAATAGTTCCTGTAGTCGTATCTCCAATCATTATGGAGTCTGTGCCAAAAGCTTTACTGGTTATATCATTTATAGCACCAACACTTAAACTAGCAAAAGCGTCTGTTACTGCTGCACCTGAGCCAGCACCATCTAGGTAAACTGCTTTTACATTCCCTGGAGGTATAGTTATGTTTGCACCAGAACCTTGTGAAATTATTATGTTTTGAGAACCACTTGTTCCGTTCTCTATAAATTGCATCCTATTGATTGTGTTAGGTCCAATAGTGATTGTACAAGCTGAATCTAATGTGCCTGTATATTTAACATACATAGCCCTTACTGGGTCTGTAGCTCCATCTGCTACTGTAGATGTATGCGTATCTGCGTTGGTGGTTATTGCTTCAGTTCCAAAGCCTAAAGCTTCTCCGATCAACTCCAAATTTGTATTTGTCGTATCGCCCCAAGTTCCTGACGCATCACCTGTCGCCATTTCATTAAGTCTTAGATCATTAACGTATGTGCTTGCCATAATTTATATCTCCGCTTTGATTATATTACCTTTTTGTTGCATAGTTAAGCAACTTCTTCCCACCCTGGATTTTGTGAGTCTGACACTGAACTCCAAGTTGGATCTTGTGTATCAGTAACGCCTGTCCAACTTGGATCTTGTGTATCATCTACAGGGCCCCAAACCAATATTTGACTGATTGCTCCTGTCGCTTCTACCCCTGTTAAAGAAACAATTCCTTGTGCATTTATTACTACTGTTCCAACGGCTCCTGTAGCTGCAAGTCCTGTAATACTTACATTGTTTACAGTAAAAATACCTAAACTTGATATTGCTCCTGTAGCCGCAACACCTGTTGGGAATACATTAGCATCACATGTTACAGTCTCGTCGCCTAAGGATATTGTAGAAGCAGCACCCGAAACACCTGTTATTGCAGCTCCTGCGGTAATTACATTACCTAAAGCTGTTGTTCCTACTACTCCTGTTTCTGTAACATTGGCATCAGCTGTTGTAGTTACCGATCCTAATAAACCTGTGCCAGCTAATCCTGTTAAAGAAGCCTCTCCTTGACCAGATGCAGATACACCTCCTAATGAAGTAGTGGCAGATAGTCCTGTTACAGATGTATTAGCGTCTGCAGTTACACTTTCTGAACCTAAAGCTGTAGTCCCTACAACTCCTGTTTCAGTTACAATTGCAGCACCAGTAGCTGTAAGAGAGCCAAGTACACCTGTACAAGTAACGCCTGTTTCAGTTACGTTTGCGTCACAAGATACTGTTTCTGTACCTAACGCAGAAGTTCCTGCAACCCCTGTAAGGGTTACAGATACATTTACTATAGCGGGCTGACCCCAGGGACCTTCACCCCAGCCAGCTCGACCCCAACCTGCCATTTAAGGGTTACGCTATTCTTATTACTGCGTTACTAGCGTCAGCTGCTGGGAACTGAATTGTAAAACTTCCAGCAGTAGATGTTTTATCTCCGCCAAAATCAAACACAGCTACAGCAGGATCACCTGATGCAGTGTCGTTGTAAATCATACAGCCTCTTGCAGTTACAGTAGCAGTACCGAAAGTTAAATCTGCAAAATCAGTAAACGCTGTTGTCCCTGAAGATGTTGGATTAACGTTGGTTAACGCTGCTCCACCCGCAGTGTAATTCGTTCCTGATGCCTCTTGGCTTGTGCTGTAAGCTGTAGTAGCCGCAGTCATGGTTGCAGAACTTGTGTATAACGCTAGTTTAAAAGTATTGCCACCTGAAGCAAGAAAGTTATGTTTTGCTTCCAATAGTTCTTTTTTAAAGCTAGTGCACATTGCTTGTGTTATCGCCATTATAGTCTCCTAATAATATTTGCTAGGTCTTTTTGACCTTGTTTTTCTAATTCATTACATATTGTACAAACGTGGTTTTTAACAGCCTCATTCATATAATAAGTAATAATATGTTTGCATGCTTCTTTAAAAGCATGTGCTTGTGCCCTAATGGGTGCAGGGGCCGTGTCGCTAATGGAAACTAATCTATTAGTAGCCATTTCTGCAACTTCTTCTACAGTGTGCCCTCTGTTATTCGTTGTAGTAACGCTAAGATTACCAACTTCTGTTTCTGAATCAAGTGAAAACATTAATACTCCTCTGGTTCTGGTGGTAAATCATTCCTATCTATCATACCTATAAATTGTTTTTCTTCTTTTATTATATCAGACCATTTGCATACATTCATTTTACCTTTGTCTACATAAGTAATAACAGGGTCTTCTAGCCTATGATATCCATATAATTTTTCTTTTGTAGGAATGTCTGTTTCAAGGAGATTAGATCTTGGTGCAATAGAAACTTCTATATTATTTTCCATGCATTTAGCCAACCAAAACTCACAACAAGCTTTACCCGATTCAGCAAAATGCATATTTGTTTTATAAGTAAAATCTACACCAAACATGGTTAAGTGACTTACTTGATTCCACAACGCGAAAGCTATGGCATAAGCAACTGTGTTATTAAAATAAGCACATCCTAAATCTCCTATTAAAGGCCCTAACGGGAACTCCTCAGCAGCAGGTACGCGTTTATCTAATTCACAGGTGTATATTGGGTATTTTATTTGTGGCAGATACTTCCGCATTATTTCAGTCATGTTTCCTGCATCTTCGGTATCCAGAAACCTCGACATTGGATCAAGAATAAAAGCTCTGTCTACTTCAGGTAAAACGCTAACCATGGCGTTTATAGCCCAAACTTCATCAAAAGCTAAGCTGTGTGTCCTGGACAAATGATAATCTAATTGACTTTGACCCATTGCTACAAGCGCAATGTTTTTACCTTTTAACTGTGGAAGTGGTTCTTCCAACATTAGGTGGTAGGAATACGAACTTGGTCGTACCTATACTGACTCTGTGTTCCTGCTCCCTCTGCAGTATTTTTTAATCTAGCCAGAGCGTCCTCGAACCTCTGATTGTATAAGCCTGTTTCTGTTGGATCCATTTTTAAAAATATAGATGCCTCGGTTAGACAAGCATAAAGTAAAGCTATAGGTGCATTAGTAGACAACCAAGTTGATCCACTGTCTCCAGCTGCGGTTAGAGATGCAGGTCTATAAAAATAATGTAGCTCAAATGTGTAATTGCTGTCAGGAGTAGGAGCGATAATAAAACTATCACTATCAAACTCTGCATAATATTTTGGCCTACCTGTAACAGAACCTGTTGTTGTAGGTTTGTAAGACCTCATAAAACTAACTTGTTTTAGATTTAAAAAATAATACGTATCGCTGTCTATAACAGATAAACTAAAAGGAGCCAAAAAATCTGTAGGCATTCCTAAATAAGGAGTGCCCGAAGTGGCTGTACCAGTTACATTCTTTTTAAAATTATCTAGCCAAACACCTTTTAATATTCTTTCTTCACCTTGTTCAATAATAGTATTTAAAGTGTTAACAAACGTAGTCTCAGAACTATCTACATAATTCTGTATTGTTGTTTTTAATTCGCTGTATGTAAATCCTGCCATCGTTAGGTATTTATTTGTCCACCCATACCTGAGTGGTTAGTACAGTAATAGTAAAGTGTTGGAGCACCTGATGCAACTTCTATCTGGGTGTACGCACCAGAGCTTCCTGGTGTTCCAGAAGTAGTTACTCCAGTCGTATATTCTGATCCTCCTGCATGCGTTCCATTTGCTGTTGTTGAAAATCTTAATGGATGAGTGCCATTAGTGCTATCAGATTGATCAAATCTATATATCTGGCCTTCTGTTAAACTTAAAGTCGGACTAACAGATCCGTCTATGTAGAATTTGTTACCTGTTCCATACGAGTTAGTTCCCGAAGCCACTGTCACTGTGTAGCTAGTAAACGAGGAAGCTCCTGTCACAGTTAATGATCCTAAACTTGTTGTTCCAGCCAATCCTGAGACTGTGCTTGAAGAATCTGGAACCTCTACTGTTGTTGAGTTTACAGTAGCTGTTCCCGCAACACCTGTAATAGTAGGAACAAAAGCAGTGCCAGCTGTTGCCTTGTCTCCGCCTCCTGTAGTGTCACCTGTGGCAGCTGTTCCTGTAGAAGTAAAGTTATACTCATTAGCGTCTACCACTGTTATTGTATATCCATCTGAAGATTCAAGAACAATAGTAGAAACACCGTCCACCGTTTCTGTGTTTCTAAATCGTACTATATCTCCTGTGTTCCTGCCGTGTTTAAATTCTGTAACGGAGATTACTGTATTCGCACCAGAGTTTCCTGTTCTAAATGGGTTAAGAGGTAGCAAAGTTTGTTCTGGTCCTACCGTACATTCAACTCCTCCAGCTCTGGTTCCCGTTATAGCTGTGCCAGATAATGCTGTAAACGTGTAGGTATTGTTGTAATAGTTAAGTACGTCAGTAGTGGGATTAGCTGTAACCGTAATTGAGTATCCATCAGGATCATTAATAGTGTCACTTGTAAATCCATCAAATGCATCTGCATTCCTAAACCTAACTGTATCGCCCGTGCTCCTGCCATGGTTATCTTCAAACACAGTTATTTCTGCGCTGCCTTGCACAGTTAAAAATGGATTATTAGTTAGAAGAACTTGAGATGCTGGCTCTGTCCTATCAGGTCTTGGGTTCAATAGTGCTTGGGGATCTGCTCCAACAGGGGGAGCTTCTAGTTGTGGTTGTTTAGGATCAAAACATTCTGGGCAAGTTTTAAATCCGTCCCATTGTTCTTGTAGCCGATGTAAGCGATACCTTTGCCCACAAGTATCGCAAATTCCATAAGCTCGTTTACCTGATGCAAATGCCATATCATATTATAAGTCTAGGAGGTAAGAATTTAGAGCTTACCGAATCTATATCTTCGCTTGCTGCTCTGTCCCATTCTTCGTCATAAACTGATTTTAAAA